AAGTATTCGTAGCCCTCGCAATCGATCTTGAGGAGGTCGATGGGCGCGAGATCGAAGCTATCGAGCGTCGTCATCGGCGCCGTGAGCGTCTCCTCCGATGGCGTGCCGACGATGTGCGTGATGCCTGAGTTGCTCGCCTTGATCTTGAGGTGCACCTCTTTCGTTTCGGCACCAATTGCGGTGCGGTGCAAGGTCCAATTGGTGCGGTCCTTGAGGTTCAGCTCATAGCACTCGTTGTACTGAGGCACGGGCTCGAATGCCGTGACGTGGTTGAAATCGATCGCCATGAGGCGCGACCACAAGCCGACATGCGCGCCGATATCGACCGCATGCCGTCGGGATTTTGCTCGGTTGAGAGTGGCAACGTATTTCCGGTGCTGATACGTCGGCTTGCCGTCGACGAGCGGAAGCCCCTCGACCTCCATCACGCGGATGAAGGCTGTGTCTCCTTCTGGCAACCATAGGCCGCGGTGGACGATCATTCTCACATCACCTTTTGCCGTTCGGTCGCGAGCTGCGCATGAGCGGCAGCGAGCACGCGATCGATGCCGATCGATTTCATGGCCTCGATGCAGTGCGGGCAGGCCTGCGTATTGCCGCACGGCTCGCCGACCGTGATGTTCACGTGCCACGGATAGCCGGTTGATCGTGGCGTATTGAAGCCGCCGAAGATGACGACGGCAGGAACGCCGAGCGCGGCGGCGGCGTGGTGCAGCCCGCCCTCGGGCCCGATGTAAAGCTGCGCCTGCGACATGACCATGAGCGCCTCGCGGAAGCTGACGGTCGGGATGCGCCGCAGCTCGGCATGCTCGCTATTGCCGCCGGGTCCCATGCGGGCGACCCAATAACCTTCGTTCACCAGCTCGGAGGCGACAGAGAGATAGCGATCGACCGGCCACTGCTTGTTGGCGCCCGCGCACGCGCCATGCGGCTTGACGTTCGGCTCGATGATGATCGGACCGACCGGGCGGCCCTTGAACTCTGTGAGCGGCCACCGCCATTGGGCTATGCGCTCTATCTCATCGGCACCGAAGTAAATCTCGCCCGGCTTGCATTGGAAATCGTGGAAGAGCCAGCGCCCGCCCTCGACATGCGCATAGAGGCGCCGTCCTTTGTAGTATTCGATCCATTCGAGATCGGTGGCGCGATGCTCCGAGCCGGGCGGCGCCACGTTCGGATTGTAGAGATAAATCTCGCTCGCCTGCCGCGACCAGATGATGCGCTTGCCGTCACCGAAAGCGATGCGCTTGCCGCGCCGCGCGGCCCCGCGCGCGAGGCCGGAGCCGATGATCTCGTCGCCGTAACCCATCACCGCGCCCAGCTCGCCAGCTCGCCGCGCCATTCGTCGGCATAGGGCGCGTTCTCGTATCCCGGGAGCGGCGGCACCCCTTCGGTGTAGTGCACGAGCGCCGGCTCGATCTTCCGCGACGAATGTCCGGCGAGCCAATTCCATTCCGCCGGCAGGCTTCCGATCTCGTCGTCTTGCAGCCAGCAGAAGCGGTGCAGATCGCGCCCGGGCGTTTCGTTGACGGCCTCGATCGTCAGGCGCCGGTTCGCTGGATGGTCGCAATTGAACAGCATCAGCGACGACCAGTTCTTGCGCGGATAGCGCGTCTGCATCTGGCCATCCATCTTGCGACCGCCGCGCGGCTGATAGTCGTGCTGCACGACCTGCACCGCCTTGCTCTCGTCACCGAGATCGAACAGCAGCCGCAGATCGGCGCGCGCAAGCATGTCGGCATCGAGGAAAAGCGCCCAGCCGGTCTTGGCGAGACGCGGCACCAGAAAGCGCGAGTTCGCGAACTCGGTCGCCATCGGTGCATCTGAGACCTCGTCCCAGAGCTGCCAGCCAGTCTTGGTCTGTATCTTGCGATGCTTGCGCCAGTAGAGGCCACGGTTGCGCAGATCGTCGAGCACCAGGCCAACGATGCGGATCGGCTGCGAGAGATGCCGCCGGATCGATGTGCGCGCGACCGCGTAGGCAACCGCCTCGGACGGGCGCGGGTCAAAACCGATGTAGATGATCCGGCTCTTCATGGCTGATCAGACCCGGCTGACACGATGATGAAACTACCCTTCCGCAACACCGTCAGTTCGCGCTCGACGTCGTCGATCCTGACGCGGATCAGATCACCGCCCATGGCGACCTTGGCGGCGACGTCGTCGTAAATCTGCATCTGGAGCCCGAGCGGGATGTTGTGGAAGAGGAGCTTGATCATGCCGCCTTTGCTTCCTGGATGGCCGCGAGCGCCGCTTCGATGTCCATCTTTGGGAAGGCAGCGATCCGGCTTTGTGGACTGGCGTTGATGATGGTGGCGCCGCCCTGCACATCGATGTCGCGCTTCATGCGGTCGAAATTCTTCGCCCACGTGAACCACGCCGCCGGGCATTGCGATCGATTTTGCAGATAGGCCCGCAGATCGGCGTGGCCCTTCTCGGTGTCGTAATCGAAGCCGAGCAGGATCATCCGGCGCGAGCGCTTGAGCCACGCGAGGTTGACCGCACCGAAGCCCGAGGAGCCGCCCGAGCAGATGGCGCCCGGATCGTCGGAGAGATTCGAGATATCGATCCGCCGCAGGAAGCGCATGCACGGCGCATGCGGGCCGTCGCCGAGAAACTTGAGCTTGTTCGTCGCCCAATAGACCGGACAGCGGACGGTGTGCAGCATATTGGACCACTCGCAATAACGCGGGTTATCCAATCCGAATCCAGCATCGGCCCACGGGATATTGAACATCGCCCCTTTGACCGCGAGCACGTGGAAGCCGCCGCGCAAGCGCTTGCAGTCGAAGCCGCGAATCGAGGGTCCATTGCCGACGATCGCGACCGGCTTCCCTGTCCACCAGGGCGGGCCGACGCGGGCATAGGGGCCCGCGTCACCGTTGGCCCCGAGGTTAGGCGGCGATCTCGGTATCGATGCCACGATCGTACTGCAGCCGGAACTGCGCCAGGACCGCGAAGATGCGGAGCTGGTTGATGAGGTCCGGCGGATAGAGGACGTTGACCCGGTTCGGATCATTCGGATCGCGTTCGACGAGAAGATGCGCCTTGAACTGCTTGGTGTTCTCGACCAAGCCGTTGAACTCGTCGATCCGGTACTGTGCGACCAGCTCGGCCTTGATGATGTTGGGCGTGACGATCTTCTGCCCGACGCCGAAGCGGGTGCCGTCGTCGGCAAGCTTGTGGCGCGGAAACTTACTGGTGATCACTTGTCGCTGGTTGCGGATCAGCTTGGCGAGCGTCGCCAGCGTGGTCACCAGCTCATAGGCGTCATCGCCCTGCCCATACGAGTTGAGCTGATACATGGTCGTCTCCCGCTGAATCTGCGGGAGGTTGTTGGGGCCGGTCTTCTGCGTCGCAAGGCCGACGGTCGCCAACGCATTCAGCTCCCCAAGGGTCATGCGCTGATGCTTCGGCGCCCCGAGGCAGCCATCGAACTCCAAGGTCTGTAAGGGCCGGGCCGGGTCGTTGAGCAGCGCGCGTGCGGCCTTGGCGCAATAGGCTGCGCACCAATCCCAGATCGGGGACGGTGCGCCCGCCTCGATCGCCATGGTCGAAAGCGTCGCGTCGTTGTTGGTCTGCCCCCAGACGATATGGCCCGAGTAGCTATCACGCCGCGTCAGGAAGACGAGGCCGTAGGCCTGCCGCATCCAGCCCCAGCGGCCGGAATCGGAGAAGCCGAATTCAAAGGCCCAGGCGTCAATCGAGGTGCCGTCATTGTAGGGCAGCGCGACATACTCGTAGGCTTCGTCGGCGAGCGCAGCGATTGACGCGGTGAACAGCGGCGTGCCGGCACCGCCTGAGAGCTTGCCGCTGCCGGAATAGGTCAGCGTCAGGTTGGGCGGGAGCTTCTCGCCGGCAATGGCGCCCTTGTAGCTGTCCCTGATGTCGATGTCGTTGCCCGTCTGCCCTTTCCATCGGCACGTCAGGGTGACTGCGGTCGGCACGTCGGTCGTCACCACGGCGGTCACCGGCAGGTTATCCATGTCGTTGATCGCCGTCGCCATCTTGTTCGCGACCTGCGCAGCCGTGTCGGTGGTGGCGACGCCGACCGTGACGAGCTTACCGCCGATGTAGAGATGGATCGTCCCGGACTCGGTCGGAGGCGTCGCCACCGTGATGGTCCCAGTCGCTTGCGTGCCGCCAACGGGATCGGCGACCGGCAAGCCCCACATCTCATGCGCCGTATTATTTCGCATGAAGGTGTCGAACATGTTGGCGAGCATCGAGCCTTCGCCGAACTGATCGATGGCTTGCGCGACAGTGCCGATCGCGATCGGGATATCGACCAGCGCCTTGCCGGTCGCGAGCATTTGGCCGACAAGCAAGCACGGTTGCCGGTTGGTTGGCAGGCCGGCCATCGATGGATCAAGCTCAACCCAATAGAGCGGCTGTTTCCAATTGGCTGGGATATTGGCAAATTCGATGGGCATGGCTGTTACTCCTGTGGGTCAACCGGCGGCCATTCGGGCGAGGTGATAGAGCCCTCCAGGAGCCGTCGCATGGTGAACTGATCGTGCGGCCATGGCGTCGCGTCGGGAAAATTCTCGAAACCGCGCCGGCCGACCGGGTGCTTGAGAAACTTGCGGATGTCTTCGTCGCGGGGGAGTACGCCGATGTCTTTCATAGCGGTGCCTCTCGTTTGATCATTTGGGGCGGCGTGATATACGGTCGCGCTCGCGAGAGGCTGCCCATGACCACGATCGAGCAGGCGACCCCGCTTCAGCGCAGGCTTTACCTGGAGCACAAGGCGAGGCTCGCCAGAATCTATCCACCACGACAACCGCCGCCGGAGCCGCTCTCGCTCGCGCGCGTCGTAATCGTTGACCATCCCGAGGAGGACGGGCCGATCGAGGTGCTCATTCGCGAATCATCGCTTATGACCCTGCTGCGCGACGTCGCGCTCCGGCACAACTTCGAGCCGGCGACCTTGCAGTCGGACCTGCGGCTCGATCCCGTCGTTCGCGCGCGCAACGAGTTCTGCTATCTCGCCGCGCTCAGGACCCCATCATCGCTCGCGGCGATCGGACGATTCATCGGCAAGGATCACACTACGGTGCTCTACGCCATCGGCGCCCACGCGACCCGCTTGGCGCTCCCGCTGCCACGCAACATGAGTCAGAACGCCTTCCTCTCGCGTGTCACGCGCAAGGTCAGTTCTGCGGAATGTCCCAGGTGCGGATGATTTGCAGGACTTCTTTGGGATCGGTGTCATAGGTCGGGAAGCGTGTTTCGAGGTGCAGCATCAGATAATCGTCGCGCACGTCCGGCGGCCAGACTGTCTCGAAGCTCATCACCAGCTCCATCTGATATTCCGCCACCGGCAGCTCGCCAACCTTACTGAAGACAAGCCGGGTGTCGCTCGATTCGAACCCGGAGATCAGCTTCATGAATTTCGGATTGGTGTAGAGCGCGAGCCGCGTTGCCATTACCTTGGCGGCGAGCACTTCGAGCTGCATGTCAAGATTCGATTGCAGGATCATGCCGGCGATGCCGAGATGGCAGAATTCCCGGAATTTCGGCTCGCCCATGTAGGGAGAGCTGTCGGGTTGCTCGCGATCGCGCAACAAATAGATCGCCAGCAGCGGCAGGTCGTCCTTCTGGATGGTGAACGCGGGCGTGCGCGAATAGGTCTTGAAGCCCTTGACCGTGCTGAGCAACTGCTCATAGGCCGCCGACCAGATCATGTTCGCCGTCATGTTGGAGGCGGCGATCTGGTAATTGGTCAGCTCGGTCATTCGGGGAAGTCCGGTTCGATCCTGCGCAACCGCAGCTTGGCGCCACCCTGGCCGTCAGGCGTCACGTCTTCGATCGTGTAGTCGACCCCGTCCATGGTGAGCTTGTCGCGCGCGGCCGGCGGCGGCCCGGTGAATTCGGCCACCCGGATGCCGACAAAGGTGCGCACGTCGCTCAGCTCCACGCCATCCATCGACAACACTGGCATATCGACCGAGGTGAAGATCGCGCGCGCCTGATATGGTAGGGCGCCCGGCCGCGATGTAACCGGGTCAACCGTCATGACGCGCGCGAACACCTCCATGCAAGGCGTCAAGACCAGCTTGGAGAAATCGACCGGCATTAGAACGCGGCGCTCAATCTGATCTTGCCGGTGGTGGAGGGGTTGAGGGCGACCTCGGTCGCGACACCGACCTTGACGCCACCCGAGACGTTGGTCTTCGAGAAGTTCTTCACGTCGTTGTCGAAGTAGATGAGATCACCGATCGCCCACACCTCGGTGGTGACCTTGGCGACGCCGTACTCGCCGACCACGTGAAGCGCGACCTTGTCGCCGGAATTGGCGGGCGCGCCGATGAAGCCGAAGATGTTGCCGATCTTGAGCGGCTGCCCAGAGACGACGTTGAACGGGGCGATGATGTAAATCGAGTCGCCCTTACCAATGTAGTTCTTCATGGCTCGATATCCTTACGTTGATGGGAAGGGGTGAGGAGGCCCGCACGGGTCTCCCCATCGGCTCGATTACGCACCGAAGTTCTGGAAGCCGCCGCGGTAGTCGATCGCACCGCAGCCGAAGTCATGCTCAAGCGAGACGCGCACGCCCTGCACGCCGAAGGGCTCATCCGTGCGCACGCGCGGGCCGCCCGCGCCGGCAAGGAAGCCATAGACGAAGCACGGCAGCATCTGCGGATCGGCGAACAGATACCAAGCCGTGGCGGGGATCGAGGCCTCGGTGACCGGCCGCAGCTTGTTCTGGAACGGGTTGACCGAGCCGGTGAGCGCCGGGGTGATCTGCGTGACCATCTGCTCGGCCACCGTTTCCTGCACCGGGCCTGTCAAGATGATGGTCGGGTTGACGTTGAGGAATTGGCCGTCGAGCGTCTTCATGCCGCGCAGATATTGCCGGCCCACGCTGATCGACTGAATCGACGGCGCCGACGGGGTGTTGGCCGCACCGATGTAGTTCGAGTGCGGCTGCGTGCCGGCCTGGATGGCGGCCAGCGTGCCGAACGTGAAGACGTTCTTGGAGTCCTGCAACAGCAGCGGACCAACGCCACCGTTCAACAGCATCATGGTGAAGAAGGTCGAATTCTCGAAGCGGAGGATGCTCTGGCCGGTCGATCCAAGAATCTGATCGATGCCGGAGAGATCGTCGTTGATGATCATGTGGCGCGAGATCGAGAACGCGATGCCGTAAGGCTTGACGCTCACGGTCTCTTTCGAGTCCGACGCCGTCCCGTACTTGATCTCACCGGTTTCTGTTACTTCCTGCGGCTGCGGGTAGTCACC